ATGCAAATGATAGACAATGAGACTAGAGAGCTAAAAGACTTACCTAAAACAGGAAACAATCCTACAGCAAATAAATTATTACTTGACAGCACCGTGATAGGGCTTCATGGGTTTAGAGGTAGCGGCAAAAGTTTGTTAGCAGCTTATCTTTGTGCTCATGCTCATTTTACTTTTGGAACAAAGATTTTTCATAATAACGTATTGAATTTTGGAGAGTTGATAGAAGTAGAAGATTTAATTGAATTAACAGAAGATGTTTCAAATGCAATTATATTTATAGATGAAATACAAACTATAGGAGATAGTGTCAGAGCAACAAGCACACTGTCTTATTTGTTTACTCAAATGTTAATGCAACTAAGAAAACGTAAAATTATTATTATTTGGACAAGTCAAAACTTAAGACAAATCAATTCCAGAATATTATGGCAAACAGACTTCCTTGTAGAGTGTAAGACCCCTCCAACAGAAAATGCAGGTAAAATAGTTTTTTTTAATATTGTTTCAAATGGCACAGTAGCTCCAGAGGGCCAAAATAAAAAAGGGACATTATATAGAGCAGATAGATTTTGGAAAATGTATGACACTGGTGCTATAGTTGATAGCACAAAATCTATTACTATTGATTCTAATTTTGTAAAAAAAGAAAAGAAGCTAGCTGTTAAGCATAAAACTAAAGAAATCTTACAAGAATTAGCAAAACAATATGATGCTTTATATTTTGAAGAGATAAAAACAGTTTTAAATAATAACGGAATAGACCAAACTAACACACAGTTAGGTATGTGGATTAAGGATATATTAGGTCAAGAAAACGTAGTAAGAACACGAGACGGACAGGTATATTACCTAGACAAGCTAGCAGAATAATCTATAAGATTATGTGCACAGCTGTTGCATGGGTTGCTACAAAGTTCCCTATATTAGGACCAGTTAAGTTTTTGCACTTTTACTTGAAATAGAAAAAAAGGTGTGATAGATATAGTAATATGTTTAGCAGAGTTGCATTGGTATCATTAGCATTTATCTTTGGGATAATTGTTTTTACTTTTGCCTTACCAGCTGTATTAGAAGTAGGTGAAGAGTCTCGCAAGAGCTCATCTACTGTTTCAAGGGCCTGTACTACTACAGCACAGGTTACTACTTGCAATATAACTTTACCTAACCCCCATGCACATCCAACTAAAGAGGGTATTGCGGTAGTTGAAACACAGCCTTGTACAGGCGGAAATCCATGCACAGAACATACTAACAATACTGTACTGTCCTCTGACCAAACTTTTCTGACTGTTAGCAGTCTAAGTCCATCCACTTCGTACACGTTCAATGTAACGTATGATGCAATAAACAGTGGGGTTTCAACTTCACTAAACTCTCTTCTATATAGGTTGCCAGTTATATTAATAATTGGTGTTAGTGTGCTGTTAGTGGTAGGAGGTACGAGATGGGTTGCCAGAGCTTAGAAGGTTGATGCTGTTATCAGAATAAATAAACTTAATTGTTATAAAGAAATAGGAGACATAATATGTCAAACGGAATGACAGATAGCACAAAGGGAATCCTTAGTGCCGTAATTGTTTTAGTTATTTTTCTTGCACTTCTTCCTACAATAGTGGGTTCAGTTGTAACTGCTGCCGCCACAACAGGTTTATCAACCTCTGCTGCGTCAATAATCAACTTGATTCCACTTGTCGTAGCCGCAGGAGGAATTGGTCTAGCTGGATGGTTAGCATACGACAAAATGAAAGGATAATCAGTTTAGCTATATATTTTCTTGGCCTACACAAATAAATATATAAAGGGAATATATAAGTGAATTTTATTTTTTTAGTTCTGGCAACAATAACAACAGTCTTTTTGGCTAGTGAAGTTACAAGTGAAGCAGCTGCAAGTGGCTTGATTATAACTATAGCTTGGATATTACCTTTTGCTTTTGCCTTATGGTCCCTAAGTGAAGCATGGAAATTATTTATAGAAGGGCATCCATTTTGAAAAAAGTTATATTGCCAGCTTTATTTTTATTTTTTTTCATTCCCTCAACACCAATATTGGCTTGGGAAAGCACAACTATAACTTCACCACCTCCATTTCAATTATTATCTGCACAAGGTTATCAAAATATTTTTTCTAATGGAGACGTTTTAATTATTTCAAGGTTTCATTTAGACCAAGATGAAGTAGGTAATGACTGGTGTGACATGCTTCTAAATACACAAGGCTGTGCATCTACACCAGTAAACCCAGCTGCTCCAGAACAAATTGATGCAGATACAATTACAGGTTACTCACCTATGCTTTATGAGTTATATACAGGCACAGGAGTAAATAGAATATTACAAAAACAAACTATAGATATTCCAAGAATAAATAGGGGTCTTATTGGTTTTTATATTTCAGATGGTTCTGGAAGCGGAGTACCTTATGGCAGTATAGGCACACATGCTTGTTTACAGGCAAACCAGTCTGTGTGGCCAGCAGCAAACACTTCGAGTGTAGGGAACGGCTGTTTAAATATTATCTGGTCAGGCACAAAATCAAACTTAGTTACAGATTTAAAAATAGAAATACAAACACTTGAAGATGAATTAGTTTTACCTAAGTATGAGTTATTATCTTCTGCTAATTTAATAACATACAGAGGAAGTAAATTTGTAGATGAAGCAGTACCTTTATTGACAAGAACAATAGGTGAAGCCTTTGTTATTGGAGGTAACAGAGCTATAGAAGCCACACCTGTACCATCTACTTCTAGTTTAGCTTTACAATCATCTTTAGATACAGAGTATCAAGCTAGTCCTATGTCTACTCATGTTAATTCTGTGGCCACAGACTATTTTGGAGTAAGCGGCAGGGTTTTTGTCGTTTTACTTACTACCGCAGCTGCATTTTTAATAGCAGGGGTTATGTTTGTAAAAACAGGTAATGGCTCTTTATCTTTTATATCAGCCATGTCTATTTTTAGTATAAGTATTTTCTTTAATGGAATATCAATAGGGGTACTATTTACAACACTAGCACTTGGAAGCCTTATAGCAGCAGGTTTCTTCTTAAGAAAGATGCCAAATTAGGAGAAATTATGAGAATATCTTACAAGATTTTAGTTTTATGGTCTTTACCTTATGCAATTATGTCAGTTTTAGGAGCTATAAGCACAATGGATTTAGCAACAGCTAATGAATATCAAGGATATGTAAATGATGCTTCAAATCCTAATATTATTACCTATGATGCTCCAGATTTAAGAGATGAAACTGGAGGGGTTATAGGGTTTATTTCAGATGGAGTTGAAGTTATTAAAACAGCTGGAGGTACTTTTGCTAAATTTGTAGGTATGGCTATGCTAGACTATGATTTTTTTAAAGAATCACCAATATTAGAAACAGTCCGCTGGTTGCTCATAGCAGGAACAGCTCCATTAATATTTACAGTAACAATAGAATTAACAAAGGCTATAGGTAGTGTCACACCATTTACATAACAGAAAATCCCTCCATAACTTTTTATTTGTAGCTATTCACAGGCTAAAGCAACACCTCTACTTGAAGCCTGTGGGTAGCTATAGGTTTCCAATTTTCTTATTTGCTTTATCTATGTTTATTTTTGCAGTGTTTTCTTCACCTTATACAAATTTACAATGTTTAAATGCGGATTCAGACACACAGCCTCATCAATATTGTCACAAAGCTACAATTAAAGTAACAAACTTAGGAAACACTTTATACAACTACCCTGTTAGAGCAACTATACCTTATGAAGCATGGTTTACTAATGATTATGTTGATAAAAGCCATAGCACTAGCAGAGACACCGCAAAGGCTTGGGATTTAAAAGCATATAAATCAACTTTAAGTAATGAGGTTGAAATAATAGGCCAAGATATTAGAGATATGAATACAGGTGAAATGCAATTTTGGTTTGTGGTCCCAGAAATACCAAATCAAGACACATCTTTTACTTTATTGATGTCAAATGCAGAGCAAAAAAGAAATCAAGGTATCTATTTTAATGGAGCTTCATATAATGGCTTTGCAGACACTTTTACAGTAAATGATAATAATAATATAGATTTAGTTTCTAACTATGAAGTGTCTATGGAAATAAAAATGTTAGATGAAACTAATTTTACAGACACAATAATATTAGATAAATATGATGGTGTTTTGGGTTCTGGTACTGGTTATGCTATAAGACTAACACCTCTAGCTGGAGCTCCAGCTACTATGCAAGTATCTTGTTATTCTGATAATGCTGTTGCAAATACTACATACACATACGGAGTTGCTGGCTATCAAGAAATTAAAATGACACATAATGGAACGGCTATCCAGTGTCATGCAGGCTCAAACTCTTCTGCTTTAGTTGCGGCAAATGCAACAAACACCAATATAAAAAATTTAGTAGTAGGAGGCACAAACAGCAATCCTACTTATCAAACTATGTTATATGACCTAAAAATAGCCACAGGAAACACTATTCAAGCTAGATATGGCTTTGATGCTTTTAGCTTAGATGAAACAGACCCAATTTGTCCTTATGCAGCGGTAATTCGAGATTATTCTGGAAATAACAACTTGGGAACATATAGTACACATAGCTGTCAGACTAATTTATCAACTTCTGTGGGTAATGTAACATTAACAGCTGCTAGTGATATACCAGATATACCTACAGGTTATACAGGCTGGTCCCCTAATTTTTTTGGTGATGGAAATCCTTTTGCAACACCTGTAGCAAAAGAAGGTCAAATTGGTAGTGAGTATTACACACAGCCAAGCGGATTTGGTGTACCTAATAATTTTTGGTATGCTATGATATTTACCCCTGTAGGCCTTATTCTAGGAGGTCTGGTTTTTATAGCCTCCAGAAGTCTTTTAATGGCAATAGTTGCTTCTGGTATGCCAGTTTTATTTGCATTGTCACAAGGCTTTTTACCAATTTGGTATGGAATAGTCTGGCTAATGGTAGTATTAATTTCTTCTGGTATAAAACAATTTGGAGAACAATGGTAAAAGAATTAACAACAAATGGAGGGTTTTATATGTCCTCTTTAATAGTAGGCATAGTATTGGGATTAAGTTTATGTCCATCAATAATATTTGCCGCAAGGAGTATAGTAAATGATTTATAATTTTATAAAAGGAATTGGAAGTTGGAGCTCTGATACATTAACAGCTAAATTAGCTCTGGGAATGTCTATTCTTACAATAGCTTTAGTTGTAAGTATGCAAAACACACCATGTATATCAGCTTCAAGCTGTGTAGTAGGAGATTCTGAAACTTTTAGCGGAACACTAAAAATAAATTCTGGAAATAATTTCGGACACAC